TCTAAAGGTGGTAAGGTAAAGAAAAAATCTTACAAGGAATCGTTAGAAATCTTTGAAAAAAGAAAGGAACTATCGATTGAAGATCAGATGAGAATCTCTCGCGAAGCAAACGCAAAGAGAAAACCATATAAAGATGGTGATCATCAAAGAGCTCGTGCTAGGCAACTTAAGGCAGCTGCCAAGAATGCAAAGAAAGACACCCGAACAGATGCTGAGAAGATGACTGATGCAACAGGTCCAAGACCTGGTTCTCGTTATAGGGGAGACTAATTTTTGCATATATAGGATAGACCCCTTTATAGGCAAAAATCATGTTGGCATTTTTACTCCCTATTGCTAAGAAAATTGTAGCAGATGCAGTTTCTAGAATTCCTGATGATGCAGAACTTGGTGAAAAACTCATCGATATCTGCATCTTGGTTCTGGAGAAAGCAGTCAAACTCACGAAGACAACCGCTGATGATAAACTGTTAGAAGCAGTGAAGGCAGCACTTGTCACTCGTGACGGCGAATAATTTATAAATAACTAAACGGAATACAACGTCGGAGAAACAATGTCTTTATACGGAAGAGTTGACTCCACTGCTAACCAGACCGCTGTCGGTCTTACTATTGGTAACAGCGGTGGGTCTGTAACAAAAACAATCGTCTTTTGTGACGAAACAGAAGCAGCGTTAGCCGCAAACAAAGCTCGTGGCATCACTGCTCCTGGTTGGTGGGCATATCACACATATACAGATTCTTCTGGTGCAACTCGTCATAGAGCAGAGCACCTGATGGTTCTGACTAATCCTGAAGCGAACGCTGATGAGACCCTGGCGGATGACACAATCGCAGCAGATGCAGCGAACACCATCACGCTCAGCACCAACAACACCGATAAGACTACTTCTTCTGGTGCAGCAACCTTCCTGGTCGCAGCATCTGTCACCAATTCTGGTACAGCAACCTTCCAATGGCAGAAGAGACTTACCTCCTCTGGTCGCTTCCAAAATGTCTCTGGTGCAACCAGCACATCTCTGGCACTCACAGGTCAGACAGCGGCAAACGATGGCAACCAGTATCGTGTTAAAGTCAACTCTAACAATGGTGCTCCTGAAGTAATCTCCGCCGTAGCAACACTGACATTTGGTAGCTAATGAAATTTGACGAACTGAATGAGTCTAACTACATTCTGTTCGCCATTAAACATTATGAAAATCCTCATTGCGTAACCCGCGATGATTTTGATGAAGACATGAAACGCTTCAAGTATCTGAAAAGACTCTTGAAGCGTTATCTGCGAAGAGGTCCATTAAGGATTCATTTAATTATAAATCATCTAATAATTTTGTATAATGTTTTTGGCGAAGCAGCGACTCCGCTATTATTTTTTAAGTTTGAACAAGAGTATTGGGGTATACTAAAGACGTTCTTAGTGTACTTGAATAAATACCCTATAGGAATGTTGCCTGAAATAGACATTCAGGAAGAAATCTTAGAACATCTAGAAAGGATATGACCATGATGACTGCTGGCACTGGTGGATTTAGCGGGAGTGCTCCTGCTACAGGTCCCAATGCGGGTTTCGATCCGATCATGAAGTTTCGGAAGAAACTGAAGAAGACTAAAGTTAAACTTAATGCTGGCAATACAAACGAATCGTTTAGTGAGTCTAAGGAAAATCCTAAGGCACCATCTAGGTTGTTTCAATACAAGGTAAAACTCCCTGAAGTTGGTGAGACTATTGTATATGCATCTTCTCCTGCAGAACTAGCACGAAAACTTCGTATGGTTATCGCTCCTGGACATAGAGGAGACATTGAAATTGAAAGAGTACTTCCCGCAGCAGCAGGTAAGTTCTTTATGGATAAGCGCACAAAGCACATGCGAAATATCATGGGCGAAGAAGTGGACGGTGCTAATGATGCTAAAGAAATGGCAGATGAAAGAGTTCGTGCTGAAAGAAAGAGAGCAGCGTTGAAGAAGCAGGAACTTCAAAAGAGATTGCAGACAAAGACTAGACAGTTGAAAAAGTCTGCTGCAGCAGGTCAAGCTCCTCCAGAGGAGAATTGATGTGGCATTCGGTCTTGGTAAACTTGCTGTATTAGAAAGCAAACTAGACATTTACGAAGACTTATCCAAAGAAATGTTGGATAAGTTAGAACGTGCTTTAACAACACTTTCAGAGAATAGTAATAAAATCTCTATTGTGCTGGAAAGGCATGAGAACCGATTGGAAGAAAGTGATAGGTCAGATAAACTGATTATCAAAATGATCGAAGAGATGAAGGATCAAGAAGAGAAGAATCATAATATCCTTCATGAGAGAATCGATAGAATTCAAAAGAAAGTAGACGCAAATCAAAAGTTTGTCATCGCTGCTGGTGCAGTACTATCAACTGCTATAGCATTATTGACTGTGATTCCTCCAATCGTAGAGGTGTTGACAACTACACAACAAACAAGTATGATGGACAGACCAGCGATCCATCGAGTTGTCTGAATTTGTAGATGAGCATTACGTCAATCTTCTTTCTGGTCGTCTAGATAAGTTTTCTAGAAAGAAGAACGGACTGTATAATTTTCGGTGTCCTTATTGCGGTGACTCTCAGAAGCATCGTAACAAGGCACGAGGGTATTTCTTTCGCCTCAAAGCGGATATGGTATACAAGTGCCATAACTGTGGCGTAGGTAGAACACTACCAAACTTTCTTAAGGATCAGGCACCTGATCTCTATGATGAATATATCATGGAGAGATATAAGAATGGAACGACAGGTAAAGGATCTTATGTTCCCAAACCAAAATTTGAGAAACCTAAGTTCAAGAAAAAAGGTGAACTACAATCGATTGCCGATCTAAATAGTGATCACCCAGCAACAGGATATCTACTTGGCAGACAAATCCCTAAACAATTTTTTAAAGAAATTTTCTACGCAGAAAGATTCTGTACATGGGTTAACACACAAAAACCATGTTTTGAGAAGGTCACTCGCGATCACCCTAGAATCATTATCCCGTTCATCGGAAGAGATAACGAATGGTTTGGATTCCAAGGACGATCCCTCCGACCAGACGACAAACTCCGATACATAACTATCATGTTGGACGAGAATCGTCCGAAAGTGTATGGACTTAATCGTGTTGATTTCAACAAAACGATCTATGTCACTGAAGGACCATTCGATAGTCTATACATAGATAACGCAATCGCTATGGCAGGTGCTGATGTAGATTGGAACTTGCTTGAAGGGAGAGATGCTGTCTTTGTTTATGATAATGAACAGCGAAACAAACAAATCATCGACCGTATTAGTCAAACAATTGATAGGGGATACGAAGTCGTTATTTGGCCAGATAATCTAGAAGAGAAAGATCTCAATGACATGTATATCGCTGGACATGACGTTCAATCTCTGGTAGAATTCAACACATACTCAGGCTTAGAGGCACACATTAAACTAACTGAATGGAAAAAGGTATGAAAGAAATTCATGTAATCAAGCGTAGTGGTGAGAAAACACCTCTAGACCTTGATAAGATTCATGCAATGGCAGAACACGCCTGTAGAGGTCTTGCAGGTGTCTCTGAGAGTCAGGTTGAGATGAATGCCAACCTGCAGTTTTTTGATGGTATTAAGACTTCAGATATTCAAGAGATCTTGATCCGTTCTGCAAATGATTTGATTTCCCTGGAGTCTCCAAACTATCAGTTTGTTGCTGCTCGTCTTCTCTTGTTTAGTCTGAGAAAGGCAGTGTACAATGGTCATCCTGATGGACACCCTCCTCTGTTAGAGCATGTCAAAAAGTGTGTAGACCTGGGCGTCTATGATGATGGTATTCTCAGCAAATACTCTGAGGAAGAGTGGGAGAAACTGAATAGTTTCATGGACCATGACCGAGACTATTTGTTTACATATGCTGGCATTAGGCAAGTAGCAGATAAATATCTTGTACAAGACAGAAGCAGTGGCGAAGTTTACGAAACGCCCCAGTTCATGTATATGATGGTGGCGGCGACACTGTTCCAAGATGATGATAAGTTCTATCGTCTCGAATACGTCAAAAAGTATTAT